ATTTGAAATCAAAGAAGTGGACTGCGGAGCGTTTCGCCATTGAGTTCAAGAACGCGTGTTGTCGCATGGAACCAGAAGCGATGGTGAAGATTTTCATCAAAGCTGAACCCATGCCGGACAACGGGGAAAGTGACCCGGAACTTGCTGGGGGTTCTAAGGCTCCTAGGTTTTTGCAGTCGGATGGTGATCTCGGGGCCGTAATGGCTTTGTTCACCATCAAGGTGTTCGAACACATCCTTTTTGACGATAAGCTTTGTGGCAAGCGCTCGATCAAACACATGAGCAAGTCCGAAGCTATGGACAGGGTCGCAGAAGCGTTCAAGTTTGCAGATGCCCGTCTGGTCGAAGGCGATGGCAGTGCCTGGGATACATGCTGCTCATTGCAGCTGCGGAACCTCATTGAGAATCCGATCCTTGTGTACATTATGCACGTCTTGACTTAGCACTTTGAACTACCTGTCGAGCTGATGAAGGGCCATCAACGTCTCAATGAGAGGCGTTTTATGCGCTGCCTTTGGAATGGCGGCAAGACGGATGGTCTTTACTATCGGACGAAGCTGGATGCCATTAGGCGCTCGGGCCATTTGGGCACCAGCTGCCTAAACTTTTGGGTGAACTTCGCCCTTTGGCACATCATCGTGTTTGGCGAGAATGCAAGCTACTTTCTCGACCCAAATTGCGACCATTCGGTCGACGTCTTCGGGGTGAGGCGCACATGGAAGAGTTGCTTTGAGGGAGATGACTCCGCGCTTGCCACGAAGCCAGGATTCACTGACACGCAGAAGAAAGCCATTGAAGAGGCCTGGACACAGTTTGGCTTCCACATGAAGCTTGTGTTCGTCAACCCGCTTGACCTATTTCCTAAACTCGTTTTCACCGGATGTGAGTTTCAGGTTGACCAGAACGGGACCACGGGTGTGTGGATCCCGGAGTTTGGCCGCTTCCTCAACAGAGACCCATACTCTTGCAGCAAAGGTGCGATCAAGTGTTATCTTGAGGATGACGTTGTAGGAATATTCAAGCTTGCTGCGTCGAAGGATTTGTCCAGGGCTTATGAGTTTGCCCGTCAGTTGCCACTTTTGGCACACGCTTATTTACGACGCGCCGTTAAGATCATGCCGGACGGTGAGTACGTTCTTGAGCGGGACGATTACTATCGACAAGATGAGGGTCACACCACAAACGTCGAAGCGGTGGAAAGGATAAGGTATGAGATCTGCAAGTCACGCAACGTTGGTGGTGACGCCAAACTGCTGAGCAGTCTTGGCTATCATTGCACCTTGAATGACGTGTTGAACTATGCCGAGGCGTATGTCGCCACCACCCCGACGAGCTTCCCCTCCGCAGAGGAGTGGGAGCGGGTCATCCCACCCGGATGGCTTGCATAGCCGCATGAGCGGCTGTTTCACCCTGGAATTGAATGCGCTTCGATTATTTAGTTAAAAGTCTTCGGGCGTGCGTAAGATAACGACGTACGTGAGAGCACAGCATGCGCGATATTGTGCCGG